CTATCATCTCGACGATTTCGGTCGACAGAGGAAATGCTTGGATGAACATCTGGCCATTCACAAATACCTTGGCAAGCAGGTTCTGAACGATCTCATAGCGCCCCTGATACGGGTATTCGCCAAGGATCTGTAGACCAGTCTTTTCGTCGCGATTCTCTTCGTAGTATCCGACATCGGACTGCGGACGCAGATGCGGCAGTTCATGGCATTTACCGGCGTCTACCCACTGCAAAAGCATCCAATGTGGCAGACCATCGCCAAGAAGAAAATCGCTATACCCTGTCCGCTCAAGATTCTCACGATGAACCGTTTCTGTCTGCGCCCAAACAAGCTTGAAATTCGGCTGACGGTAGCGATTCAAGCCACCTACCTGCGTAAGGCGTCTCTGAAAATGCGCTGGGCACTCCAGGCGTTCTTGGCTCTTACGATTTGGCTGTGACAGCATAGCTCACCCGATGGATCAACTTGATGTCGAAAATATCGCAGAGAACAAAATCCTCACCGTCGAGCTGAATGTCCTCCACGTTGAATTGTCCGAATGTAACCAAATCGCCCTGTTTCACCAGTTCGTCCATGGGAAACTTCTTTCCATCCACGATGTAGAACTCACTGGCGGCAACCACGGCACCCTGGTTAGGAGCCTTCTGGATAAATTCAGGGATCACGATCTTCTGATCGCCCCAAATCGTTTCTTTTGCTCCCTTCTTGATGAGGATTCGGTTGAAGATCGGAACAGGGTTTTCGTACTCGCGTGGAATATCGGTAATGACTGCCGGATTTGGAAGTTCCTCCAGCGAAGTTATCGCAGCGCCAACTGTTGACGTGCGGTGGTCTTTGTTTTTCATTGGTCTCCTTGTTTCGGGGGCTATGCCGGTTTGCACAACCCCCGTTTCTTCAGTTAGTCGAGTTAGATCGTGGGGCTAGACGCTCCATAAGTGAAAAGCTGGTGTTTGGGCGCGGAGCACGCGATGTTGAAGCTGATCTCGTAGGCAAACTGCGTACTGGTCAGCCAGCCGTTGCCGTTAGGATCGGGGACGGGCATCACGGTGTTGCCTCCGCCGTAGTCATACAGTTGCAGAGGAACCAATTCTCCGATGTACCATTCCTTGGTCAGCATCAAATCGATGCGGCCCGTTGGCTGTACATAGCTCAAGTGAGCATCGCGGCCACCGAAGGTAGTCTGGAAATACTTCTTCGACATGTCTGGAACATTTCCTGTGTTTCCTGCGCTGGTGGACTGCTGAATAACGAGCTGCTTGTTGTAGTAGTTCGTCTGAGCAATCGCCAAAGCCTGATCTTCAGGGATGATGTAGATGCCAGAATCCTTCGTCTGGTTATCTCCGCCCATTGCACGGCCAAGCAACGCTTCAATACGGCCAGAGAGCGATGCGGTGATGCTTCCGCCGTTCAAATTGATCGAAGGCGACGTGATGCGGTTGGGGTAAGTCTGGCGGTTGATGCCAGCAATCGTTCCGGTAGTTGCCGAATTGATCCATGCACCGGTTCCGTATACGCCCTGGTTGAGAGCGCCCGTAGAACCAGCAATCATGATGTAATCGCCAACCGCGGTAGCTCCACCGGTGGAGGGAAGTACCGTCGAGAAAAATAGTGTGCTCGAAGCCGGATCATTCACCGACACAGTTGCAGTGCCGCGAGCCGTTCCACCCTCAGCAGGGAAGAACTGGACAATCTGATTGTCCGTAAAGGCCATGGCACGAAGGCCAGTGATGTAGCTGGTGTAGTTGCCCGATCCAGAACCGCTGGAAACCGTAGCCGTGGTAGGAACCTGCGTAATAGCGCCCGAAGAATCACCGTACATGATTCCTTCGATACCAGCCATCGCCGAGTCCAAAGAGTTCTTCAACTCTTCAGCCTTCAGGCTAACCAGACCGCGCTTTTTCCCATTCACGGCAAGCTGCGCCAAGTGGGTCTGTTCGTTGACCGCATAATGCCATACTGGAGACAGAGTAAAGTCCTGCCAGATGGACATGTTGCCACGTCCCAACGAATCTCCATTGCCAGTTCCCTGGGCAATTGCGGAACCACCCTGCACACGGAAGGGCACACGGAAGGAAGGACGCGTAGTCGATCCGCCCAAGGTCTGGAACGATACAGGAACGGTCGTAAACCGATCCTTCGCCAGAGAATACATTGTCTTGCTATGGGGAATCAGGGAAGGAATCTCAGTCGCAAAGGCTTCGATTTCCACGGATTCAACAGCCGCTTCAGTGCCAATTGCCATTTCAGTTCTCCTCCGGCATACAGCCCGGCATTAAATATATGGTCTCAGTGGTTTGGAGAACTTCCCGAATCTGCTTGGCACGCCGTTTAACGGAGGCGACCCGATTGCCTTGCGCAACCCTAGAAGATCTGTGACCGTCTTTCCGATCTGCCATCTACGACAAAGAGTCGCAAGAACTTTACAATTGAATCATAGCACAAACTGTCAAGCAGCGGCAGTCTTACGCCACGTCACAAATTTTCCAGACTTCAAGAAAGCACGGCCCCTGATAAGGTCCATGGCTGCATCCGGCTTGCTCCAATCAATGTCTTCATCTGCCGGTCGTGCGCTCACATACAGGGGTCCTCCACTAGGAGCAGTCTTTGCGCCACCAGCCTTCACCTGTCCGGTTGTGACCTTCTTGCCAGCCTTCAACGTACCAAACACAGGCTCAAGGCTCTTCAGCACATTGAATGCTTCAGCTTTTGTGCGCCGATTGAATTCGGAAGAAATGTACTGCGCCACGCTCTCCGCCGTACGCCCCTTGGCGGCGATGCGCATATCGACCTGCTTCATGTAGGTCTTGTCTCCATCCATCGACGTTGTAACCTTTTTGGTCAACGTGTCCCACAGAAGTTTTTTCTGGTCGTCGTTCAGACCATACTGCTTTGCGTAACGATCTACTTCTCCGTTGACAATGGGAAGCGACAAGGCATCGGTATGCATCCGCACGCCTTCATAAAATACCGATTGCCGCTCCTTGGCGATTTCGTCACGCTCTTTCGACAAAGGCTGTTCGCCACCAGCTTTTGGATGCGACTGAAGAGATTGTTTCGCAGCACCGATCTGATTCTTCAGATACTCGCTGATCTGCTGAAGCGTCTGATTCTTTCTATCAGGATCGGTTTCACGCAAAGCCCAGTCCACCGACTGCGCAATACCTGAATTCTCGATGATCTGCATGGCATAGGGACCGACAGCATCTTGCAATGCTTGCGGATTCTGTTGAGCCACGCGGTCAAGATAGGCGGGGACAAGAGCTACAGCTTGCTTCGGGTAATCCTCGAAAAAGGAATCAAGCACAGCCGGATCGCCGTTTTGAAGTCCGGTTTCCTGAGTATCGTATTCTTGCACACGAGTCTGGAGTTGCGCCGCGCCGTCTACACCGCCAATAGCTTCCAGCAGATTCTTTGCGCCCTGCGCTTCTTCCACCGTGGCAAACTGGGCCTTGTATGCCTGTTCGCGGAAGTATGAGTTCCCAAGTTCCTTCAGCGTAGCGGCTTGCTCTGGAGCAGCCTCCGATGCGGCCTTCAGTGCCTGTCTTACGCCCCTGGGATCAACCTGCACAGGTTCATGCGGCGTTTGCGTGGTCTGCTGTTGTACTTCTTCTCCACCAGCGGCTTCCTGCTCTACTGGCTCCTGTGTTTCGCCACCATCTACCGATTCCTGTTCCACGCCAAGATCAAGTGTCGCTTCTTCACCGTCCATAAGGTCTCCTATGCGCTGCCGAACTTGGCAGATCGTGCTATTCCGAACACCGGCTTAGTCCGATAGTTCGTACCGTCAAAATACACTTCCACAATCCCACCCGGCTTCACGATTTCCAGCGCCAAGGGATTGTCTTCATCACTCTCTTGCGTAAATTTTACCAGACTCGTCATCGAACTTGAATGCGTGACAAAGGCGGTAAGTCTGAGCTTGGACTCCTCGAAAGCCGCCTTCCAAAACAAAAATTGCCGTTCCTCAAAAATGTCCAGACTTTCGCCATTAGGAATCCTGACCGTTGGGTTATCGACAAACAACTGGACAGCCTTGCTGTTCTCCTCCTTTGGCAATCCGCAAAACACTCCCATGTTCCAAGGGAACAGGCCGCGAGTCTGGTATGGAACCAGATTGTGCGGTCCTGCGATTGCATTTGCGGTCTGGAACGCCCTCAGCAGCGGAGAACAGATCACCTGTTCAATCGGCTTTCCCTTTAGAAAGTCAGATGCTTCAAAGGCTTGCTGCATACCATGGGAGTCGAGCGAAGTATCCTTCCAGCTACGGATAATTCCGTTGATATTTGCCGGTGACTCCCCGTGCCGACAGACATACGCCACAAGACGGTCCATTACAGCCTCCGCCGGGTCCGCGTCTTGATCTCCGCAAACGGACTACGCTGAATGGATTCCACTTCGCTCTCATTCGGCATCTGCGCCTCATTTTCGTTGGTAGACACGCCAGCAGCCATCAAAAGCAGTTGTGCCTGTTGATTCGGCGTCAGTTTTCCACTGAAAGAGACACGCGGCGGTGTAGACTGAGCCTTTGTGAACTTTCCGGCAACTTCCTTATGTTTCTGCCAGTACAAAAACACGTTTGTCCACTTTTTCCAGTTTTCTCCGCCCTCTTGCTCGGCTTCTGCCCGCTTCCGTAGCGATCTTCCCTTCGGTTCACCCATCCATGATTGGACTGTGGCCGAAATTGTCTCGTGATCCTGCGATTCATCGTCCGCGACCTGAATACTGGACAAGTATTTAGGAGTTTTCTGCAATTGCTGCTTCATTTGCTCGACTTGCTGCTCAAGTTGCTGTCCAGCATCAACATGTTCCTGCTGAATCTGACCGGATTGGGCCAACTGCGTGGCCTCTACCTTTGCTTGCTCGTGCTGGGCGTTCATCTGCTCAAACTGGCCGTTCAATTCGGTCCATTCTGGATTGATAAGCGGTTCGCTCTCCATCAACAGATCAATATCTTCGAGTGCCGCATCTTCCCAGTTGGCTTCATCGATCGTAATCAGGTCTTCCATGTGCAACGCACGAACGATCTCCTTCGCGTTCGACGGTTTACCAATTTCTGAAGCAATTGTTGGGTTGAGCTGCGCCATATCAAGAATTTGCAGAATCTTTGCTTCCTTCTGTGATCCGCTCTCAGGAATTGCATTCACCGTCTCCGCTTTGCACTTCACATTTCCGCTCAGGTTCTGTGGGTCCAGGTCGTAGTCGCCGTCGTCGCCAGAATACGTCGTCTCTTGCCCGTTGTCGGCAAAGCACATAACTGCCTGAAGCAATACACCCTCGAAAATGTGATTGATAACCTGCCATGGGCGCTGGTTGCGCTCCAACGCTTGTCCGAGACGAATCTGCGTAGCGCCTACCGTGTTGTCTTCTCCTTCGCCTTGTCCAAACAGGGCTGGAGTTCCGCCGTCGATAGCTTGAATCAACGGCCCAACGTACTGTATAAACATGGAGTCCATGCCGGCAACAGGTGAAGGAGTAGGTGTCTGCCCTACCAAGTCCTGCATCGTCTTGCCTTCGCCAGCAGTTACAGCAATCTTTCTCCCAGGATCGGCGTTCAGCTCGTTGATAGCTTCCACATCAAAGGCATCGTTGTCCAAAAGCGTAGCGGGAATGGCTTGACGGACGAATTTATCCCACAGATCGGCCCAAATATTGATTCTCTTCTGGATTGGGATGTCGCTTGAACCCAAGGCCCTGCGATTCTGGCCGAACCCACGGCAAAACATTCCCATGGTCAGATGCTCATCCATGGATTCATTCCAGCAGCACACAACTTCCGGGCCAGACATAATCAGGAACAGACCATCCGGGAAATTTGTAAGCAACCATTCCCGTTGCGAAGGCGTGACTTCGTCGTCATAGTAAATCCCAGGACGGAACCAGTTGTAACCCATCGTGGTTTCCCTGATTCCGCTCGTGCCTGTAATGTACTTGCCGACAATTCCAATGCGGGTATTGATTCTGGCAATGCGCTCGAATTCAAGTTCACCAAACGTTCCCCAACTCGGTTTGATCTTCTTTCCCATCCAATAATAAGTAGCGCGAGCTACAGAATAGTCCATCTCCTCGAACAACTGCGCATATCCCATATCCTTCAAGCAGTCGTTCATCATTGGCAACTTGCTTTCCAGCACGCCAAAAGCGGAAGACACTTCCGCACGCCCGATAGATCCATCATCGGAGAATCCGAACTTTTTGTCTGCCACTGTGCGCGTCCACACCACAACACGCGGATCGGTCCATGCCAGATCGGACAATTGACGCTGGAATTCCTCTGCGCAGTTCTCTTCGTACCACTTGCACTTGTATTTATTTGCTTCGTCCGCTGCCATTACGTCGGCAGGTTCCTTCTGCTTGTTTGGAGCGAAACTTACCCTGACGGCACCGCGATTCATGCATGAGGTTACAATGTCGCCCTGAGCTGAATAGATGTTTGTGGGATACAGATTTGCATCGTCCATATCGCTCAAAGAGTTATGACGCGCCGTGGTCAATCCATTTCCAGAGCCCATCACACTCCAGCCACCATTTTGCGAGCCTTCGAGATACTGGTATCCACGATCAAAATGACGTTCCTGCCAGCATTGCAAAACACTGAACCTACGGGCCGCTTCGTCCGTGGTACTCACTGTATTCACGAGCGTTTGGAACAGATGGAGAATGGTGGGGTCTGCCTTCTTTATATCGTCAGGCTTCCACACTTCTTGGTTTGTGATAATTGCCGGTGCCAATTCCCCCGGCTGATACTCTTCAGCGACCGCTAGCTCTTCCTGCTCTTCAGGTCCAAGGTCAGACTTCGACGCTTCTGTTTGAATCATGTCTACAGGCATTAGTTCACCACTGCAAATCTGGAAACAAATTCGTTGACGGTCTTCACCAACTTTGCCACCTTGACGCTGATAATCTCTACATCCTTATCGATCTGACGGCGAAGGATGGAGTTGTCCACAAGAATATCTGCAACTTGTCCCCGCAGAACGTTGTTGTCGTGTTCCAGATCGTCCAACCGCTCTTCCACTGTTTTCATTGGTCTCCTCAAGGATCGGGCATCCATTTCTGTACACCCGATCCCATTCGCTGCGGTATTCATCGCTTGTCGGCTTCTGCTTCTCGAACTCCATTACCGTGGTCCACCTAATCCAAGTGTCGGAGCCGGACCGGGTCCACCAGGACCAGGAGCACCCTGCGGAGGAGGTTGCAAACCAGCATCCTCAGTACCTTCACCCATTGCTTCCGCAACATCGTCAGCCGTATAACCCAACGCCTTCAACGCATCAACCAACTGCATCGCCTTGGGATCGTCCTGAATGCTCTGCGGCTGATCCTGCTGACCACCGCCATCATCAGGCAACTTTGGCAACTTGCCAAGCGGCTTCATCCCACCAGCCAGCCCAGCATTATGCTGGTTCACACCCATCTGACCACCAAACTGCATTCCATCCTTAGCTCTTGGCATTCTTCTCCTTCTCGTCCTTCAGCTTGTACGGCCCTGCGGCAGGTTCCAACTCTGTCTCCTCATCTGGATGATTACGCTTGTAGCTCTTCACTTCTTCCCATCCCTTTGGCTGCACCTTCACCAGTTTACCATCCGGCTTCTTCTCAAACACAACCCTTGGAGCCGGTTTGGCAACTGCTACCAGCGCTTCCTGAAGCTCATCGACGCGCCGCTGCTTCTGCGCCAACTGACCTCGCAGGTATTCAATCTCGTCTTCCAGATGCTTCCTGAATCCAAAGATCATCCTAGGTTTCCTCTCCACGACGGTGGCATCTTCCTGAGAACCGGTTTCTTACTCTTTGCCTTGATCTGGTGCCGGAACGTCAGCATCAACCTTACCGCCGGGTCCGCTTGGGCCATCTGCTCCTGATACCTATCTTCCTCTGTTCTCTTCTTCGGCGCAAGCATTGACTTCAGAAGGTACCGGCAGTTGTGCACCAACATCCCATTGGCAAAGAACTCATGCTCCTCCTCAACCTCAAGATCGTACACGTCCGCGAACCCCGCCTGCTGCAATCCTACTAACTGCGGCGCATTCTCGGCTGCAATGCTCGGTTTTGTTGTATCTGTTATGGCTAAATTCTTTTCCGCAAACCTTGCATTTGTCTGTGATGAAATCGAGTTTGAACTTTCTACGCCATGACGATTTGCAGTTGTTGGAACAGAACTTTCCTCTACAATCTCCAACAAACTGCTTCCCGCACTGCGCGCACTGCCTCTCATATTTTGGGCGAATAACGCCTGTGGCGTGCTTACGGTGCCACTCGCGTCCCTCTGGAGACCGATGCCACCTAACAGAGAGTGGACGTATTTCCTCAAGGTGCTTCGTCTGGTCTGGTCTGTCGGGCGCATGGATTCTTGCGTGCTCTTTTGAAGTAATACATGCAAGTTGCGATACGTCTGTAGTGCTCTTTGGAGAATGGTTGACGTGGTGGACAACGTACCCTTCAGGAATCGTCCCTTTGTAAAACTTCCACACCGCTCGGTGAAGGAACTCGAATCCGTCTGCGTAGTACCCATCTTTTCTGACGGTGTATACTCTTCCGTTAAACTCAACTGTTTCCATGTGATAAGTTTATCAGAATATCGCAGAGAATCAAGCTGGACGAAACCTTTGTCCGTGGCAAAAAGATGGTTTGGCGTGCATACGACGACACTACCGTCGCTAAATATGGCACGGACTACAAGGGCATCCTTGCGGGTCATCCACGAGTGAGCAACTTTTCTCCACCCTTTTCGTGTCATGACCTCATCGCCCGGAACGACTTTTTCGATTGCCACGTCACCGCGTTTTGTCCAAATCTGAGTCTCTGCGACGAAGCAAGCATCGCTTACATCCTGCTCAATCCTTGCACTGCCCTTGTCCGTCTTCAACACGTCGTCCAGGTTCTTCGGATCGCGCATAAGAATCGGGATAGCCGCCAGCAACTCCTGGCACTCAACAGAGATCAACAGAGCATCCGTGTACTGGAACCGGTTACCCTCTTTGTCAACGCCCCAGCCCCTACCCTTGGTAGCCCTGAGCATCTTGTCGATCAGCATCCAACCGCCGATACGCTCATTGTCCGCCTTGATCGCTCCAGGCATACCGGCCAGTCTCAGCACCTTGCTCTGCTGACTCCCTACGCAGTTCGGATCGTCTGTCGCCTCTTCTGGACTCAAGAAGAATGCCTTATGCTGCTTGCGCTCCGGTTCCGGCGTCGAATCAATGATCGAGCGAGCTACCTGCGCCGGGTCCATCTCATTGACAATCATCTCCCGATAGATCGTCGTCACATTGATCCCATCAGGCACATCCCATCCAAGTTGCGTCTTTGCTTCTGAAGGGCTCAGATGTATTCTCATCGCCCAATACGTCGCGCAGTTGTGCGTCTTCCCCCAATCCTGCGCCAGCCAATGACTTGCCCATGGCTTATTCAGATGTTCTGCCATGTCGGCAGTGATTCTGGTCGCCTCCTGATCGAATGAGTTACTGAAGTACACACCCTCCAGCGAATCCCAGTCACCTTCCCAGTCAGCCTTACGGATCACTTCATCGTCAGTCGCTAGCCCCTTGGTATACGGACCGCGCTCCGCTGCATAAGCCTTGCGCTGCTCATCTGTCCAGTGGTAGTAGTCGTACTCGGTGTATCCATCCTCGGCCAGAGGAACGCGAACCCACTCGATATTGTCCCAGGGAGTCACCTTCAAGAATGCATAATCGTTCGGGTCTTCGTCCTTGTTCACATCATGCAGATAGAACCACTTTCGCAATCCGGCTATGCCAGCACCGCGCATATTGAACAGCAGCACGATCTTTGCCTTGCCTCCGCCCTTAACGCGGTTCGCCTTGCGAATCTCCCTGATCTCTTTCTCGCTGAACTGTTCTGCCTGATCGATGAAGATGTATTTGTAGTTTGCCGACCTAAACCTGCGCTCAATATCGTCTAGGTTCTCAGCATAAGAGAAATCTAGTTGGCTTTTGCCGATCTTCAGACTCGCCGGCATCGTGCGCTTAATGCTCTTCGCCAACCACTCAAAGTCTCTGCTTATCGGTTCTATGTGGTACTTAAATATCTGATCCCAGTTGCGCATCATCATGCACGCAAGCGTTCCAGGCTGCTCTGTCAGAAGAGTGATTGCCACTCGGTCAGCGCCACTAGACTTAGCTGCACCACGGCCTCCGCCAATGCCGATGCAGGGCGCGTCTTCGTCCTTCAGCATCTCAAGAAGACGGCCCTGCTTGGGTTGCAATCCGATTTTTACAACTTTAGGCATCGATCCCTTGCTCCAACGTTTCGCCGCTGGTCAATACAACGTTGCGCAATCCATGCACCAGAAACCGTCAGAACGATGAAATCCACGATGCTCTCTGTTCTTCGGGCAACAAGTCTGAGCTTGGACTTTGGTTGCGGGAGCTGGACTCGAACCAGCGACATGAGCAGTATGGGTGCTCCGTTCTGCCAACTGAACTATCCCGCTTCCTAGATACATTTCTAGCGCTGCACGGATCACTTTCGACCTACTGCCACGCAAGTCTATTGATTGCACCATGTTAGAGTCCAATCTCACCGCAACTAGCACCTTCGCCATACCTATATCGTATAACAATAACCCCGTATTTTCGGACACTTTTTACTTCTTCAAGGCAAATACTGAGTGCCTGTGCTTGGGTAATTTAGACTCTTTCGTGCTGGCAAAGTCGCTCAACTGGCCTTTGTCCATGCTCAGAACACTGCGGTTCTTGGCACTGACTTCTTCGGGATGGTGCTCTACTATCGCCATCAGCTTACGCTGCGCCTTACTTGTGCTTGGCATCTCGTTCGCTCCCTACGTACTCAACTACCAGCTTCACCGGCGTCTCATCGTCGCCCGCCAGTTGAAGCCTATCAGAATACTTTTTGGGTAACCTGTGGCAAACTATCCATTTAAGCGTATCAATGCGCGTCTTCTGCCAGTTCGCCCAGCCATTATCAATGCCAAACTTGCCTCTTTCGGGCTCTGCCTCCATCATATCGGCAAGCTTTTCAAAGTCATTGTCTGCCCTATCTGCCATCGCCTGCGCATATTGCTTCGCGAACTCTTCGTCCCAACGTTGCCAACTGAAGATCGTTGAATTGTTGATTCCTTCTCTTGCTGCAATAGAGCGCAATGTCTCACCATTGGCAATTGCTTCACAAACCCTGTTACCTCTCTCCACATCAAAGGGCTGCTTGGGTCTTCCTATTGGACGCTTGGGCTTATCCGCGAGAACAGAACCGCCTTGCTGTTTGGATTGTTTCTTCATATAGATATATTACCTCAACACGCCTATCGCAATTAAGTGTTTGACCACAGGGGCTGACAATAAACACGACAGAGAAACGATTGCAGTAATCCCAGCAGCTTGCTTATCTGCCATCGAACCTCCATATCCGGCTGTTATACGCCAACCCATCTGAGCTACGGCGGCTCTTCCTCGCGTTCCACGCGGTTGCATCTGTCCAATGCACTATGGAAGGCCAAGAGAACGTCAGTTCAGGATTGGCGGCTGGTTAGACCGCCTTCCTCGGGTTCGATCTCTGCGTCTCCCTTCAGATACCCACCACAGGCATCGGGCCGGGAGTCGTGAGCTTCAAACCATCTAAATACATTGTATATCAGTCGTTTAGACGTTGTCAAGAGCAAGTCCAAGCTCAGACTCCACAATGCGGTACAGACCTAAAAATAATTGAAAATAGATGTTGCAAACCGTGCAAACCGTGCTAATCTAACAATGTCGAACGGATGAGAGCAAGCCGCAAGCAAGTGGGACGAACGGAGTTGAGAGCCCCACGGGTTGCAGACCTTAGAGTCTGGTACACACGGCCAATACAGACCTGAGATCGACAGTAGTTCAATCCAGTTGAGAAGAGGACACACATCATGAGCATGTCAAAGAAGGATTTCATCGCACTGGCAAACACATTGAAGGCAATCGAACCAATCAACCTGAAGCAAAAGAACGCACGCGCCACGAACGAGCATCGCCAATGGCTGAATACCGTTACCGAGCTAGCTAGCTTCTGCCAAGCACAGAATCCACGCTTTATGGAAGATCGCTGGATTGGCTACATCCTTGGGCAGAATGGTCCGAACGGCGGGGCGGTGAGCAAATGACTTACTACGGTGAGCATTGCCCGGATTGTGGAGAGCGGCTAGACGCTTTTGGATATTGCCCGAATACGCCGTTAATCGATTCCATTCGCGGCTTGCGGTTTTGTGGAGGAGATCAACCGCATCCTGAAAGCTGCTCATGTGTAGCTTGCAA